TAGAGAAGCATAGGGCGAGGATAGAATTACTCCTTGAAGAGAAGTTGCAGAAGGTAGATATCGACGCTGAAGCAATGGTTCAGGAGATGGCGAAGATCGCTATGGTTAATTCCCAGGACCTGTTCGATGGGGAGGGGAGACTTATTCCCATACAGGAATTGCCAAGACACGTTGCTGCAGCCATAAGTAGTCTGGAGGTAGAGATTAGGAAAGAAGGTCGCGGTGAAGACGCTGAGTCATATACGGTCAAGAAGATTCGACTCTGGGACAAGAAGGGTAGTATTGAAACCCTGATGAAGTACTTGGGTCTTTTGGTTGAGAAGAAGACTGTTTCCAATCCTGATGGCAGTAACTTGATACCTTCCGAAATAACACATCACTTAGATTTAAGCAATCTGACAGAAGAAAAGCTCAACGCACTTTTAACACTCACAGATGATTTGGATGTGGATTCTAGCGATTCCAAGTAGGATATTTCTTCCGAATATACTAACCTTCGGAACATCTTAAAAATCGATTGTACGAGGAACTGGATCGTAGGAATTATGCAAACAACCACCCAGAGAATACGGAAGTTACCAAAACAGTACCAATACGCTATTCAGCACCCTGAACTGATCAGGGCTGAAAAGTGTCGCCGGGACTTTTCGTTCTTTGTAAAGAGTTTCTGGGATGAGATAGACACAGAGCCCTTGATATGGAACTGGCACCTGGATGTATTCTGTATAGAACTTGAAATGGTAGCAAGGCGTGTGTTCAACCGCCTGCCAAAAGAGTATGATTTGGTCGCCAATGTTCCTCCAGGTACATCCAAGTCCCGTATTTTTACAGTTATGTTTCCCGTATGGTGTTGGATTAATGATCCAACGTTGAAGTTTATCAATGGTTCGTATTCTGGAGATTTGTCGTTAGAACATTCGGACATTTCTCGTGATTTGATAAAATGTCAGAAATTCAAGCGCCACTTTCCGGACATGCAAATTCGCCCTGATAAGGATGCCAAAGGTAGTTACCACAACAACAGTCGGGGATCGAGATATAGCACATCGGTGGGCGGAACCGTGACAGGTATGCACGCCCACATCATAATCATAGACGACCCACTCAATCCTAAGAAGGCAGCGTCGACAGTTGAATTGAAGTCAGCAAACCATTGGATGGAACAAACTCTTTCCACTCGCAAAATCAATAAAGAAATAACTCCCACCATAGTTGTTATGCAGAGACTGGCCGAAGAAGATCCATCAGGAATTCTTCTCGAGAAGAAGAAATCAGGAAAGAAACGAATACGCCATATCTGTTTGCCTGGTGAGTTGAACACTCCCAAGAACCGGGAGCGTGTTAGCCCTTCATGCTTGCAGTTATACTACACTGACAATCTTCTTGATCCTAAACGTATGGGTCCAGCGGTGTTGCAAGAACTCGAAGCGGATCTTGGACAATACGGTTATGCAGGGCAAATTAGTCAGCACCCAACGCCTCCTGAAGGAGGTATGTTCAAAGTAGAGAAGATGGAAATCGTGGAATCGATTCCAAGTAACGTTATTATCAAACAAGTTCGTTATTGGGACAAGGCCGGGACTGATGCCAAGGACAATCCTGGATCTGCTCATACAGCGGGTGTGAAAGTTGGGAAGTTGGCTCCTGGTTACTACTGGGATTATGTGATCATGGATGTGGTTCGGGGTCAGTGGGAATCGGACCAACGTGAAGCATGTATGAAACAAACAGCACACCTCGATGGCAAGGGTGTGCAGATATGGATTGAGCAAGAACCGGGATCTGGTGGTAAAGAAAGTGCTCAACACACTGTCATCAATTTAGGTGGTTTTGCTTGTCACGTCGAACGTCCTACAGGAGATAAGGTTACACGAGCTGATCCTCTTTCTGTACAAATCAAGTGGGGGCGCGTGTGTTTGTTGCAAGGGGATTGGAATAGGGATTTTATAGAAGAGGCTCGATTATTTCCATTCGGTAAGTGGAAGGATCAGATAGACGCCGCTGCAGGCGGTTTCAATAAACTAGCGATACCTGCCAGGGTTGCAGGTCCTTGGGGAAGATCATGACATACTACGTTAGCGCAGCTTCTTTTAAACGGGGAAATATGGTGTTGCATAGCAGTTCAGAATGTCCAACGGCTCATAAGGTGAAAGATATCGTAGTAAAAGATTCCAAGGATTTGGTGGGTAAAACATATCGTAGGTGTTCATACTGTTTTGGATAAGGAGATTGTGTTATGTTGTTTGATATTGATGAAGGGATCGCGTTGACGTTTGCAATTGATTTCGATGGGACATGTGTGACGCACGAGTTCCCAGAAGTTGGTCGTGAGATTGGTGCTGAGCCTGTTCTTCGTGAATTGGTGAAGGCGGGACATAACTTAATTCTCTATACTATGCGTAGTGATGAGGATTTGTCTCCTGCTATCGAGTGGTTCAAGGAAAGAGATATTCCATTGGTGGGGATAAACGAGAATTCTTCACAGAAGAGGTGGACAAGTAGTCCGAAGATTTATGCTCATTTCTATATCGATGATGCTGCTCTTGGTGTTCCGTTGGTTATGGGACAGCATGAACGTCCTTATGTTGATTGGGGGAAAGTCTGGTTGTTGCTGAAACGAAGGGGGGTTTTGTAATGGCAATTCTGACGACAGGGTTAGATATTGGGGCATTACTCATACGTACATTCGGACTGCCACCTAACACAAGAAGTTTTAAACTCATTGTAGAGCCGTCTTCGTTGGTTGTTGTGGAAGTTGAATACTACCCAGAGGTCAAGCTTCGGGATTTGCTCGAGTTCAAGAAGTATAATTTGGTTTTGATAGAAGAAGGAAAGTAGGACGTGTGGTGCAGCCCATACCTTGACGCATATAGGGGGTGGTGATGGTTCCAATAGTTAGTTTCTTCACGACAGACACTCCATACGAGCAGGAAGCAATCGAGATGGAACGTTCTGCTCGAAACGTTGGGTTGAAGAACATACACATCTACCCAATTAGCAATAGGGGGTCGTGGGAGGCTAACTGTCAGGCAAAGAGTCAAGTCCTGCTCCAAGCGGTCGCTTCGTTGAGAAGGCGTCCTTTTTTCTATGTGGACGCAGATGCTCGATTTGAGAGGTTACCACAAATTGCTCCATACTTATTGAGTTCTGATTTCGGTGCTCATATGTTTCGTGGGAAGGAATTACTCTCAGGAACTTTATGGGTTAATCCAACCGTTAAGACAATCATGTTGTTAAGCGATTGGACAATACAGTGTCGCAAACAACCGGGAGTGTGGGATCAGAAAATTCTTCAACAAGTTCTAAAACAACGTGAAGGTCTTATTGACTTCGTTGATCTTCCACCTGAATATACTTGGATACATGACCTGAGTGCTCGGGTGTATGGGCATCGCAAGGAAGTAGTAATCAAACATTACCAAGCAAGTAGACGTTATAAAAGGAGAGTGTGATGGCCGATGCGGTTACGTCGTATACTTCTGCGGATTCGATCCCGTATAAGTTGTTACAGGACCATAGAACGATTGCCAGTATTATCAGGACAAGGAGTATCCCACCAAGACACGTTCAATTCATACCCACCAACAAGTGTAATCTGAATTGTTCGTTCTGTTCCTGCTCTAATGAGGATCGTTCCCAGGAAATGCCTCTCCATGATATGGTACGAGCGGTGGATCTTTTAGCTGCTCACGGTACCGTGGGAATGACAATCACAGGCGGCGGTGAGCCTATGATGTACCCGTATCTACAAAACCTTCTTGAGTTCGCTTACTGGAAAGAAATCAAGACGGGATTGGTAACGAATGGATTACTTTTACATCCCAACAAGGCGTTTAGTCTCAACACACTGTCCTGGTGTCGCATCAGTTATGGGGATGATCGAGATGAGTTTTCCCAGGATCATGTCGCTAATTTGCTACAACTGGTTTCCTTAACACGTCATATTGGGTGGGCAATTAGCTACGTAGTATCCAAGAATCCGAATATAGAACGCATTAAACAAACGATTGCCCTTGCTATGGCTTTGAAGGCAACGCATATACGGTTTGTTGCCGATCTTCTGTGCGCCGATGAAGTCCCGATGCAGGAAGTTGAGAAAGAACTTGAAGATTACTTGGAACTGTACACAGTTCCTGTTATCTTTCAGGCTCGAGCGAATCCTGAGAAAGAACAGGACTGTTATATCTGTTATTTGAAACCTGTTGTGACACCTGATCTGAAAGTCTATGCTTGTTGTGGTGTTCAGTATGCTTTACCCTCCCCAACCAAGAATTTCCCTAAAGAATTGTGTTTGGGGACGATTTGGAATTTTACCTCTGGCAAGAGAAACAAACCGTTCCAAGGAGCCAAGGCTTGTGTAACGTGTTATTATGGTGCTTATAACCGTGTATTGAAGGGACTGTTGTCTGATATTGATCATAAGGAGTTCGTATGACATCGGTGACAGAACTGGCAAGAACAGCATATAGAGCTTATTGTAGATCGTGTGGAGGAGTATCTATACGAGGAGAGTATCTGCCAACATGGGAAGAATTGCCTGTTAAGATTAAGTCGAATTGGGAATGTTCAGCGTTGGCAGTCAAAAAACAGATTCTTAAGGACTTGAATCGTGATACCTAAAATTGTCCACTTCTACTGGGGAAAGAACCAATCCCTGTCATACATGCGGTATCTCACGGTCAAGAGTTTTCAGATGTTGAATCCTGATTGGGAGATAAACGTATGGGTGCCGAAGGTCATCTCCAGGCGTCGGCCGTGGGGGAGTGGGGAACAGGGAAATACGTACCAGGGACCTGATTATCTCGAACGTTTGGTTACCAAGGAAATTGATTTTGATATGTTGGGAATTCCAAATAACACACCCGAAGTTCATAAGTCTGATTTACTTCGATGGTATCTGCTAGGGACAGTCGGTGGGCTATGGTCAGACATGGACATCCTGTATACAAGTCATGTAAAGCAGAGTACGATGGAAGAATTGCCGGATATTGGGCTCTGTAGGTACCCCGCAACTGGCAATAGAACCAAATTGTTTCAGGCGATCGGGTTTTTGACAAGTGGGGGACCTTGGGGAAAGGTGTTTTTTCATTCGTTGTTTGCTTTTGGTTTTTCCAAGATTCCACAGAATGATTATCAAGCGTTTGGTGCCCATCTCCTTGACAAGTTCTTGTTCAAGTGGAATGGGATAGCACCGGGATACATCAATCATACGTTGGTTTACCCGTGGCGTTTACACCAGGATGTGGTGAAGTATTTTACTAACGTCCAATTACCAAGCGGCCCTGATTGTATTGGTTATCACTGGTTTGCTGGGAACCCCGAATGTTCTAAACACGAAGTGAACGTAACAGAAGAGAATATCAAGGATTTAGCTGGTAAATATGCTATTTGCAGAAAGGCGGTTGAATTATGTCTGTGAAATATAGTTTCTTGATGCCTTATCATAAGAGGGCTTCACAGTTAGCAGTGACATTGACGTCTTTCTTACGACGGTATCAACGAAATGATTATGAGATCCTTGTAGGTGAGGATTATAAGAATGTACTTGATTTGGAAGAGCACTGCGCCTTGTCCAAAGTCATCGGGGATTTCTCACATGAGTTGAATATCCAAACCATTATCACAGGTAATGATATTTGCTGGAACCCAAGTATTGCTTTTAACGAACTCGCTTCAAGGGCACAAGGACGATTTCTGGTCATTACCAATCCTGAATGTTTGCATGAGACAGATGTGCTGGCAGGGTTTGACGAAGCTTTTGAACAAGATTCCGATCAGTATATTATCTGTGCATGTCGAATTCCTTCAAGACAATGGTATCAACATTCAGTACATCGTCCAGCTAAAGTTCATTTCTGCGCAGCTCTTTCAAAGGAACAGTATAATAAGATCGGTGGTTTTGATGAAGAGTATGCGAAGGGTGTTTGTTTTGAGGATGATGACTTCAGGAATACGATCATTGCCAACGACATATTGATAACTCAACGGGATGATTTGGTTGTGGTGCATCAATCGCATTGTAAATCAAAACCTGCAAATTACCCGGCTTTGCATGTTGTTAATAAGACATATTTCAATCGGAAATGGGGAACAAAAGCGTTTCGAGCCGAACGTCTAACTGTAGAACCTCTCCAGTCAAAGAATGGTTAGAATTTAGTTTTAAGGAGATTTGATATGAGTGAGAATGAGAAAACAAGTTCTGAAAAATCGGGATTGAATGTTCTGCAGTTGCGTACACTTGCAGAGGTTATTTCTCGGATGCGGTTGTCAGGGATGTTGGGTCTTACGTTTCAAGGCAACCGGGACCTTTACTCGGTGCTTGGTTACAAGAAGGACTTAATATTTCAGGATTACATGTTGACCTATCGTCGAGGTAGTTTGGGCAAGCGTGTTATTAATGCACCGGTGGATGCAACATGGTTTGGCAATGTATCGGTCTATGAAAATCAGGAAGAGGAAGAGACCGAATTCGAGAAAGTCTGGAAAGAGCTTAACAAGAAGCATCACATAATCGCCAAGCTGAATCGGTTTGACAAGTTGGTTGGCCTTGGGGAGTACGCTGTCTTGTTGATGGGGTTCAACGATGGGGGTGAATTACAGAATCCGGTTGCAGGAAGAATAGGTGACTTGATCTACCTGCAACCGTACCATCAGGGGAATTGTCAGATTATCGAGTGGGAAATAGATGAGAAAAACCCTCGATACGGACGCCCCAACGTGTACAGTGTTAAACTTATTCGGCCTGGTATTGTGGGTGCATACAAAGAGTCCCGTGTTCATTGGTCACGTACCATCCATGCTGCGGGAGAGTGTTTGGAAAATGATGTCCTCGGCCTTCCCAGGATGGAATCATGTTTTAACAGGCTGTCTGATATTGACAAATTGTCTGGTGGTTCGGCAGAAATGTTCTGGCAAGGAGCACTTGGTGGTAAGGCATTTAGCACCAAGGAAGGAGCAACGCTCGATGCACAAACAGCGACCGCGATGGGCGAAGAGATCGACGAATACATTCACGGGCTCAGAAGATATATGCGTCTTCAGAATATGGATGTTCAAAATCTCTCACCTGACTTGATTTCCAGTCCCAAGGACTATCTTGACATCCAACTGGATCTGTTAGCGGGGGATACGGGGATACCGAAGCGAATTCTGGTGGGTTCTGAGCGAGGAGAGCTCGCAAGTACACAGGATGAGAGTAATTGGTTGACTCGTATAGAGCAAAGGCGTACTCAATTCGCTGAACCTTTCATCTTGCGGCCGTTCGTCGATAGGTTGATCGAAGTTGGTATTCTGCCCGAGCCCAAAGAGGGATATCAGGTGGATTGGCCTGATTTGTGGAGTATGAGTGATCAGGAACAGTCGACCGTCAGCAAGACTCGCACGGAAACCATCGCTGCGTATGTTAATGCGCCGGGTATCGAGTCACTTGTTCCTGAAGAGTTCTTCCTGGAAGAAATAGTTGGGCTTACTCGCGAACAAGTTGATCGAATCGAACAGATGTTGGAACAGAACCCACCGGAAGAGCCGCTCAGTGATCAGGTAACGCGACAGCGATTGGATGATATGCGAAATCCACAAGAACCGGGCCAGGAGGAAGAGGTACCTGGAAAAAAGCCGGTAGATAACTTCAATCCTTACCATGATGCACGAGGAAGGTTCACATCGGCGCCTGGCGGGGGTGGCCAACTTCCTGGTAATATCACGATTAATACTTTTGAGGGTGGAGAAGATGTGGCGAACACGACCAAAGAAGTTCTTATGGATATCAAGGATCGTTTTCCAGCATTAGCTGCTACATTCGAAGCTGATCCTCTTATTATTAATATCGTTGATAAGAAGAAGTTGGGAAGTGGTAAGAATGCGTGTTTGGCCGATTATGCTCGAAATGAAATGAGGGTTGCTGGGAGAGTTCCTTCATTAACGGATGATACATATCATTTAGGATCGGATCAATTAAGCGTTAGTCGGGACTTTAAGAATACGATTAGACACGAGTTTGGGCATCGTGTATTTGAAGAATATGTATTTAGTCTTGCACAACGTCGTAATAATTGGAATGAGCGTCTTATGGTTGCGTTCGTGGGCACGGGTCGATATCAAAATACGATTAGTCGTTATGCCGGAACCAATATCAAAGAATTTTTTGCAGAGACGTTTTCCGTATACACTCATCCAAGATATCGGCCGGGAACCTTGCCTGAGAGTGTTGAGTCTGTATTAGGAGCGATGTTGTCCACACCATCCCGTCCATAATCATTATAATAGGAGGTTTTATCATGATAGCAGAACCGAAATGTTGGGCACGAGGATGTAAACATTTCCAGGGAGTAAAACAACCTGACGGTACTGAGGCAACAGAAGTGGTATACTGTGTTGCGTTCCCAGATGGTATTCCTGAAGATATCGCGTACGGTGACAACCCACACACAACCCCTTATCCAGGGGATAATGGGATTCAATTCGAGGCCGAGTAATGGAAACTTGTACATGTAATCATACGTCCCGGTTTACCGTTAATGGCGTATTGAGATCGGATCCAACAAGGACTCTGTCTTTAAGGCGCCGGTTCGTTGTCGAAATGGATCAACGTTTTAGGGCGTTTGCTAAGGAAGTCGAGACTGCTGTTGTTGATCTCGATGTGTTTGGGTTGGGTGAGCGATCTCATCAGCTTAACGTTTTGAAAGTCAACCTCGAGCCCCGGCAATTTGAATTTACCCATTCCGATCAGAAGATAGATCAATTCATGAAGTGGCTTGATGAAATGGTCAAGAAACATATTCTGACGGTAACATCCAGGACGGATTTCAGGGTGGGAGAGAAGCCTTGGACGAACCTTTATATTCAGAGTGCATATCAACGCGGTATATCGAGAGCTAGAACGGAATTACGCAGGAAAGGGTACAATGTTCCCTCGGCGTTTGGTGCGACTCGTATTGATGGGGATCATGTCACGGCAGCTTTCAACCAACCGTTCCATGCTGATCGGGTGGCAATGATTTATACGAGAACGTTCAATGAGCTTAAAGGTGTGACTGATGCCATGTCGCAACAGATGAGTCGAGTTCTTGCTCAAGGTTTGGCTGAGGGTAGAAATCCGTACACTCTGGCCCGGGAATTATCAGGCCGTATCGATGCAATTGGTAAGAATCGAGCTCGTACCTTGGCTAGAACAGAGGTTGTTAGCGCACATCATCAAGCGACAATCAATGAATATGAGCAGTGGGGTGTCCAGGGAGTTAATGTTCAGGCCGAATGGCTTACTGCCGGTTTTGGCGTTTGTCCAAGTTGTGCCCCGTTACAAGGTCGTGTCTTCAGTCTTCAGGAAATACGAGGAATGATACCTCGTCATCCAAATTGTCGTTGTTGTGCCCTGCCCGTAGTTAATCCTCAGAAAGCTACGAGAGCATCTGGACAAACGAGAGCTCCTCGTGCTCCAAGAATTCCTAGTTGGCAGAAGACGTGGAAAAAACTTCCAGATAATATCAAGTTCTTTGCCAAGAAAAATCCAAGTGATGATACATATAACAAGATTGATGATATCAAAGATTGTTATCTGGATCTTGCCAATAGGTTTTTAGGCATAAAGCGGGTTCTTCATCAAACGAACCTTGATACATTTGTTGTTAATAGTAATAGTATACGAGACTTGCCAAATGGGAGGGTGTTGGGAGCTTATCAGCGTATGGGAAATAATATTGAAGTTGCTGGTTTATTAGAAACGCAGAGTACGTATCGATTGGGACCGGGTGTATTCAATACGGCAACGTCGTTCTTGGGAAGCGTTCGACACGAGTTGGGACACCATATTCATTATAATTGTGACATCATTGCTAAAGGAAAAGGGTTGGGTCCCGATCTATATATAAACAAGATGTTTGATTTATACAATTCCGGTATAGCTGATAAGGTGTGTGCATACGCCAAGACCAATGAAAAGGAATTGTTTGCTACATGCTTTACAGTATTCACGGACCCGTTATATGAAGGAGATTTACCCAAGGAGCTTCATGATTTCTTTGTTGAGCTTCTGTCATAAGCGAAATCTTTTATTATAGAATAAATAGACTAAATAGTTCAATAGATTTTATTGTAAAAATCGAAAAATACTTGTATTGTGCGAGTCCTTGTTATTACAATGACATCGGTATCACGAACTTCTAAAGGAATTGGATATGAAGAATACGATTTTTCACATTCTGGCAGATTTGCAAACTAACGCTTCTCGCCGAATCCAGTTCGATGGGCGTGATCATATCGCTGCTCCGGTTGTGATTCTTGTGGAAGGTGTTCATCAAGGTTCTGGTGGTGCTTTATTCTATCCAGCATCTGTTCTTGAAGCATCAGCGCAGTTCTGGAATGGAATGCCTGTTCCAGTACACCACCCAGAAGCCGGAGGAGCAGCAATCTCATGTAATTCTCCCGATATCATTGAAACTCGTTCGGTGGGACGTCTTTGGAACGTTCGATATGAATCTTCTCCCAGACCTCGTTTGAAGGGAGAGATTTATGTGGATGTGAATAAAGCAAAGAGAATCAGCCCCGCTGTCCTTGATGCATTGAATAACAACCAACCTCTTGAAGTATCCACAGGACTTTTCAGTGTAGATGAACTCTCCCAAGGTACGTGGAATGGAGAATCGTACCAAGCTATTGTGAAAGATATTCGCCCTGATCATTTGGCCCTTCTTCCAGGAGCCCGGGGAGCTTGTAGTTGGCAAGATGGTTGTGGGGTTCGAGCGAATAAAGAAAGTGGAGGATCAGATATGGAGAAAAAGAATTTCTTGCAGAAAATGCTTGCAACGGTTAACTCAGCCGTTCAGCTTGTCTTGGGTAATGAGTTGTCCATGGGTGAGAAGGTTGACAACGTCCGAAGAGCCATCTATGCCATGGATGGGCCAACGATGGACTGTTTGGTAGAAGCGATTTACGATAATGAGGTTGTGTACGAGGTGCGACCCGGACCCCAGAGTGTTCCTGGGACGACAACCAAGATGTGTCGTCGTGGTTATACCATCGGTGAGGATGGTACTGTTGTTCTCGCCAATGAAATCGAAGAAGTTCGTAAAGAAGTTAGTTATGTCCCCGTATCGAACAGCAAATCAATCGACGATGGATCGGTTGTTGTTGATGCAGGTGTGAAATTAGAGGCAGGACATATTCAAAAATCGAATAGTGTTGTTGCTGCACAACGAGCTGCGAAGATTTACGCGAATTTTAATCCCAATCACGATCCGGCTACAGGTCAGTTCACTTCTGGTGGGGGTGGGGGCGCTGGCGGTGGGTCTGGGGGCAGTTGAACCTCTGGTGTTACTGGTAAAGAAACCGTTTCTTCACTTGTTAAGAAAGTGAAAGCAAGACGACAAGCTGATGGGGCTTATACGATTTCTAGTAGAACCGGGCGCACTGATGATATTGAATCGACTCTCCGGGCTTCTGGTTTTACTAAGAGTTCTACCCCCGGAAGAGGAGAATACGCTTTCACTTGGAAGCATGCAGATGGCGCAAGAGTTGATGTTGTGGCTCGAGGCACTTCAGGACACGAGGAGTTCACTTTTTATCCGGCGAATTGAAGAGCGAAATAGTTAATAAATCAAAAGGAGGAACAAAGAATGAAAGTTACCGTATGTGATCTCATTGCAAACAAACACACGCAGTACACCGAAGCAGACCGCGAATGGCTGTCTGTTCTAAACGAAGATCAGCTCGCATCCATGATGCCGGTCAATATTCCGGAAATCAAAGAAGTCAAGGTCAATGCGGATCCGCCCAAAGTCCCTACGTTTGAGGAACTTCTGGCAACGGCTCCGGCCAATGTGAAAGCGCGGTTCGATTTCGTCGACAATATGATCGCCAAGCAACGCACCGACCTGGTTACTCGTATCAAGGCCAACGCAACCAACAAGTACACCGACGACATGCTCAATGCCATGTCCGACGAATTACTCCAAGCCACCGCCGATTCCTTTGCCCCGGTCGCCAATTATGCCGGTGCAAGTGGTGGGTTCACCCCGGTCGCCAATGCTGACGGCGAAGAGCCCTTGATGTTGCCAACCATCAACGAGAAAAAAGACGACAAGAAGTAATCGACGATCCAGAAATATATCAAAATAAGGAGGTTTAGAAATGGCTTACTACACCACGCTGCTGAAAAAGCTCGCCAGTAAGCGGATCGAGAAGGCTGCAGGGGGAACGATCACCCCGGGTCACCTCGTTATGCTGAATTCGAGTGACGCCCTTGTTGTACACAACACCGCCGGTGGGCTCCTGACTCCGAAAATGATTGCCTTTGAAGACGAACTTCAGGGCAATACCATCACGGATGCTTACTCTTCCGGAGATCGGGTGCAGGCCGAAATCCTTGACCCGGGAGACGAAGTCTACGCCATCATCGCTACAAGCCAGACCATTTCCATCGGCGACCGTCTCGAATCTGCTGGTGACGGGACCCTGCGTGAGTATGCTCTGGCATCCGTCGACGATACTTCCAACATCTTCGGTATCGCGATGGAAGCGGTCACTACTACTGGTGCTACGGCCCGTTGCCGGGTTATGGTAGTTTAACCCCTGACAAAATACGAGAAGGAGGAAATAACACATGAATGGTGCACAAGTTGACATCCTGAGCGTAAACCGTCAGGGTCTGTCAGGAGGCGGAGCGGCGGCTGCGCGCTTGCTCTCAAACGGTATGAGTGTTCATGCACTCAGACCATGGATCGGAAAGGATGGTCGCGCATACCAGACCGTCATTTCCAATGGCAAGCCGCAGGTTGTCGTAACCAATGCGGCGACTCTCCGGAAGGACGAGTGGATCCAGTACGATGAAGCAATAGCACGTGAAGCACGTATTCGGTTGTCCGGCGTCTCAGACCTGACCAGTCGAGGCCTCGTTTTCACAATCGCCAACGGTCTTGGCAAGACGATCCTCGAGACGGAAACGCTGAATGAGTTCCTTACCGCGCAACTGAGCATGGACGGGCTCTCCAGAGGCGTCAATGACCGGGCAAACTATGTGGCCAGCTACTTGCCGCTGCCCCTCGTTCATTGCGACTATTTCATCAATGCTCGTGTTCTTGCCGCATCCCGTAACACCGGCGAAGCACTCGACACCACCAACGCTGAAATGGCGGCTCGGGCTGTTACGGAGAAAATCGAAGACATGCTCTTCAACGGTGCCAGTTCCTACGCATACGGCGACGGAACGATCTATGGATACCGGGACTACACCAATCGCAATACCGGCGAACTCGGGGCAGCATGGGACGCATCTGGCGTCACCGGTGCCGACATCGTCAATGACATCCTTGCCATGAAGCAGGTTCTTATCGGCGACCGTTTCTATGGTCCGTACGTTGTATATGTGCCGACCGCATATGAAACCAAACTTGATGAGGACTACAGTACGGCCAAAGGCGATATCACCATTCGCCAGCGCATCCTCCAGATCCAGGGAATCAGCGACATCAAGGTCAGCGACAAGATGAGCCAGAATGCATCCGGTCAGGAATCTGTTATCATGGTCCAGATGACATCTGACGTCGTACGCCTCGTTTCCGGCATGGAAATCTCGCCGGTTGAATGGTCGGAGCAGGGTGGGATGGTTCTTCATTACAAAGTCATGGGCATCAAGGTCCCGCAGATTCGCTCGACCCAGGCCGGTCGTTGCGGCATCGTCCATTTCGAAGAGCCGTAACAAGTAATATAACGGTATTCGATGTTTCTGCGTATGGCCACGAGTTTCGGTTCGTGGCCATTCAAGAACTATCGAGTTAAGGGGCAGTAGAATATACTATGGGGGTGGTAATATGGCGAGAAAAGCGGTAGACGATAAGAATGGCGAAGAAGTAACCGAAGAACTCCAACCGCAGAAAGAAGTCCTCTACAAATTCCAGCGCAAGTATGGAAAACACCATCTTCGAGCACCCGGTGGCGTTGTTATTATAAAACCGGGAGACATCATCGAAGCCCCCAAAGGTTCCTACGTAGGGAATCAATGGGAGTGCCTCGGTCCTGTCGAACCTGTTTCCGAAGAACCTGAAACACCGTCAGTTCCTGATTTCGAAGGATTCGTCAAGGAGCAGCGAAAAGACGGGTTCTACGTCATAAACCCAAAAACCAACGAAGCCTTGAACACCGAGCCCGTGACTGAAGAAGAGGCGGATCGAATTGTACTCGCGTCAACCCAACATTCCTAGAATTTGGAATGGGGTGGTGTTTGTAATCGGGGGAGGTCCTAGTATTAAAGACATGGATCTCTCCTGTATACACAAACGTCATGTGATTGGTGTCAATGACGCATTCAAGCTCGGTGATTGGGTTGATGTTTGTTGGTTCGGGGATGAACGTTGGTTTCATTGGAACAAGGAGCAGATAAGAAGTTTCGAAGGTGTCGTTTTCGGGTGTCCTCCAACAAGTAAACCGTTTCCGAGAGTTCTTCATGTTAATAGGAACGAGGGTTACGGGCTCACATCTATAAGAAATAAAGTTGTTTGGAATAAGAGTTCTGGTGGGTCGGCGATCAATCTGGCAATGCATCTCGGAGCAAAGGAAATCGTTCTGTTGGGGTATGATATGAAAGTTGTTGACGGAAACCACAACTGGCATACAAACCACAAACATCATCCAAGGAACGATATTTACGAAAAACGATTTCTCCCACCATTCCAGAAGATCGCCAGTGACGCTGATCGTTTGGGTTTGAAGATTTATAATGCAACACCCGATAGTGCGTTGACAGTTTTTCCGTTAGTTAGTCTGGAGGACGTGTGTCGGTAGAATGTCATATGACAGAATTCTGTCCAACGTATTATCAGTATAAGGATGAACGTTGTGAAGAAATGTTATCTCAGGGGTTGTGTGGAATAAGGAAAGCAAAACTTGGAGGTCGGGCAAGTGCTTCTGACTGTGATAATACCAGCAAGAAACGAAAAGTTTCTTCAAAAGACAATAGAAAACGTACTGGCAAACATCGAGGGTGACACCGAGATTATCGCGGTTTGTGATGGCTACTGGCCCGATCCTCCAATACAGGATCACCCGAGAGTAACGATCATTCACCATACAGAGTCATTAGGACAACGTCAGTCTATCAATCGTGCGGCTACAATAGCGCGTGGCAAGTTTATAATGAAGCTGGATGCTCATTGTGCAGTCGACAAAGGGTTCGATGTTAAACTTGCGGCTGATTGTGAATATGATTGGACAGTAATACCAAGAATGTATAATCTGGATGTTATCACGTGGGAACCGAAACGTCATAAACGTACGGATTATATGTTCATTGGTTGGAACGATAAGGAAGAAATGCGAGCCCAGTATTACACTGGTCGAGATTTCAGGGCGTGGCACGACAGGAAAGAAGATATAGACGATACGATGTGTTGCATGGGTCCTTGTTTCTTCATGCACAAAGACAGGTTTTGGGAACTTGGTGGGTGCGATGAGAATCACGGTTCATGGGGACAGCAGGGGATAGAGGTTGCTCTCAAAGCGTGGCTGTCAGGTGGGGCACTCAAAGTTAACAAGAATACCTGGTTTGCCCATTGGTTTAGGGGAGGGGATGGTGGATTCCCATATCCAATATCCGGTCGACAGGTTGATAATGCCAGAAAATATTCTATGGATTTGTGGCTGAACAACAAGTGGCCGCAGCAGAAACGAAATATTCAATGGTTGATTGACAAATTCAATCCCCCTACATGGGAAGGGAGAGTTCCTGATATGGAAGATGGGAAGCGCACAGAACTGCAGTCGTTCTTTTACAAAAACATACACCTCAAGGGACGTGACCCCCGTTGGCGTGGCATCAAGATGATCAAGATGCCAACCGACATAGTTTTGTACCAGATGGCGATATGGGAACGGCGTCCGGACTTTATCATTGAGATTGGTACGGCGTTTTGTGCATCGGCATTGATGTTCGCCGATTTCCTTGAAATGGCGGGAAATGGCTGCGTTGTATCCATTGACCCCACTCCAAGAGGGCCATTGGTCCAACATCCACGCATAACTTATTTACAAGGCGATTCCAAAGATGAAAAAATCATTGCTGAAATCAAAGAAATGATTCGATTAAAAAGCAATGTGCAGGATCGTCCGATGAAAGTCATGTTGTCCATAGATGGTAACCATGCTCGTCAACAGGTCAAGTGGGAGCTTCATAGATATGCCGATATCGTAACATCAGGACAATTCATGGTTGTTGAAGATTGTTACGGTAGACAAGGCGAACTTGTTGGGCCTGGTGAGGCTCGGGATTGGTTCCTTGCCAGAAACAGAGATTACAAACTGACTGATTTCGATGCGCGGTTTGTATTCGGCTTCACCAAGGGGGGATGGTTACTGAAGAAATGAAAGATCTGACTGTCATATATCTTACTGCGAATGAGGTGCCCAGCAAGTGGGTGTCTTTCCATCGACAAGTCCTAGAAAAGGCTGTCGGTGATTTCCCAGTAATCACGATATCAAGAAAGCCCGTTGATTTCGGGTTGAACATATTGGAAAACGATAAGAAGGATTATGCCAACATATATCGTCAATTACTTGTTGGTGCGAAACGTGCAGAAACCCCATTCATAGGGGTTGCAGAAGATGACACGTTGTACTCCGAGGAGCATTATCGTTGCTTTCGCCCACAGAATGGCGAGTTTGCGTATAACTTCAGTCGATGGTCACTTTTTACATGGCCACCGATACTGTTTTCAGTTCGCCAGCGAATCAGTAATTGTTCGTTGATAGCACCGAGGGAATTGTTGATTGAGGCGTTGCAAGAACGGTTTGACAAGCACCCAAACAATAACTTTCCTATGCAGTTCATGGGGGAATGTGGCAGGAACAACATAGAGAGGGGACTTGGTGTAACGCAGAGAAAAGCTGTTACGTTCTACTCTCGAACACCGATAGTTCAATTGTCACATGACAATGGTACTGAGGACCGGCAGAAACGTCATAGGAAAAAACTTGGCTCGTACCTTGCCATTGAAATTCCTTATTGGGGACGGGGTACAGAAATCGTGAAATACTATGAATAAGACAATCATCTACATAACCGACAGTCGGCTTGAAGAATCGATAGCGAAGGTTTGTAGGGATCAGCTTCGCAGAGTTTCAGGCGATTGTTCCATAATATCTGTTAGTCAGAAGCCGTTGGATTTCGGCCATAATATAAACGTTGGTGACATAGGAAGGAATTGGTACAACATCTATGTCCAGCAGCTTGAGGGGTTGAAACAAACAACAACGGAATTCGTCATGATTGCAGAACATGATGTAATGTACACCAAGGAGCACATTGATTGGGTTCCACCAGACAACAAGACTTTCTGGTACAATACCAATTGTTGGTTTGTTCAGTGGGGAGGCAATCATCCTGAGCTGAATGGCATGTACTCTTTCTGGAATGACGACAGGAAGGCATTATCCCAGTTGGTTTGTGACAGGAAACTCCTGATAGAGTCCATAGAAGACAGGATGTTCTTCCTTGAGGGTGGGCTCAGGATATTGAAACGACTGGGTGAGCCTGGTGCGTTTCCACCAGAAGTGGTTGAAGCTGCTCGTATTGCAGTCAGTGGTGAATGTAAATACTTGCAGCCTTACCTTGAAAAGCATTTGGAGAAGTTCACTTGTTCCACATTCAGAACAGAACAGCCAAACCTCGACATTCGACACGGAAGTAATTTCACTGGCCCAAGAAGAGGCAAAAATAGAAGGTATGAGCTTGAACCATGGGGCAATTTTAAAAACTTTATAAAGGAGAGATAATATGTCATGGGGAAATAAAACACAAATTATGAGTGGGCAGTCGGTCGATGATACCGTAGATAGTGATGCTTCATACCTTGATAATGTGTCGAGCAAGGTGACGTTGCTTCCGGGCGAGAGCGCAACGGTGCAAATCATTGCCGCCTTCCCAGCCACTCCAGCCAACGACCTCGGCTTCCGAATTGTAACGACACTGGACGATACCACCGAAGTCTACGATGACATCGCTTTTGTATCCGGCTCCATCGGCAGGCTGGCATCGACGACTTTCGAGAAGTCCATCGTCGTCTCTGGCTGCTACGCCTTCCGCCTTGAATGTCGGAAGCTGGGAACCGCATCGGAAACCATTACCGTCAACGCCTATGTCAGGAAAAATGGGATAAGCGCATAGGGAGTTATTATGGCGCTGATACCGATAAAAATTGATTGGACGAGCAAGCCACCAGCAGGAACGAGGCTCAGAAGTGACGGTCATTGGAGTACGCAGGGGCTGAAAAGTGCTTGGCTGCTTCTTCCGGGTGGCAATAGGGTTTACGACCTTGCATCCCAGCGTGCCGGGGTTATTGCCAACGGAACATTCACTCCTGACGGCTTGAGATTCAACGGGACAAATACTGCGCTGACGGTAGCAACCGAAAATGAGACGCTGGGCAGAGGTGCAGGGACGACTTTTGCTTTTGGTAAATTCACGCCAAATAGCTCTTGGCAACATTTAAGCGTCATTGGCGCTCATATTCTTCGCATCAATGCCGACAATACATTTTGTTATCGTATCCCGACCAACGATATCTATCCGGTTGCGTATTCGACAGAAATATCAACATCAATAACGGTAAACAAAGTCTGCGGCGTATACAAAGGTGACTTGACCCAGCCGAAGATTTACATTGACGGCAAAGATGCGACGAATGATGGGGGCGGCGGTAGCGGAACAATTGGCGGCGGCGCATATTATATCGGATGTCAAGGTAATGATATGTTTCTTAATGGAGAGATGACGCTCCTGCTCCATTATGACAAAGCCCTGACCGATGCCGAAATTAAAAGCATCAGTGACAACCCTTATCAAGTTTTCGAGCCGATTCCAGTATGGGGCGGGATGACATCCGAACAGGGGAGTCCGAGTAGTTCGCCTTCATCGTCTGGTATTAGTAGTCCATCTGCTTCAGAAAGCGGTAGTCCTTCGGCTAGTGAGTCCGCCAGCCCAAGTGCGTCTGCTTCAGCATCACCGAGTGAGAGTTCAAGTCCAAGTTCATCACCATCGGGGAGCCCATCGTCCAGCACGAGTTCCTCTCCCAGCTCGTCTGTGTCGAGTTCACCATCGGGCTCCCCGAGCAGTTCTCCGTCTGCCAGTGAAAGTTCATCACCAAGCTCAAGTCCGAGTAGCAGCCCTTCTGCTTCGGAATCCAGTTCGCCTTCTGCTTCGGAGAGCAGTTCACCATCTGGAAGCCCAAGTTCATCACCTTCTGCCAGTGAATCGAGCTCACCTAGTAGCAGTCCAAGTTCTAGTGTAAGCAGCTCACCATCTGGAAGCCCGTCCAGTTCACCATCGGCTTCAGAAAGTGCGAGTCCAAGCTCTTCACCATCATCAAGCGAATCGGCTTCACCTAGTGAGTCTCCTTCGTCAAGTCCGTCAGCTTCTGAGAGTGCTAGCCCATCCAGTTCACCTAGTGAGTCGGTTTCAAGTAGCCCAAGTAGTAGTCCATCTGCAAGTTCATCCCCGAGTGGAAGCCCAAGCACTTCTCCCAGTGGGTCACCAAGTGCTAGTCCTTCAAGCTCAGCAAGTGCATCACCAAGCGAGACACCTTCTGCTAGTCCAAGTGGAAGTGCAAGTACAAGTCCTAGTGGGTCGCCAAGTGAGTCACCAAGCAGTTCCGAGTCAGCATCGCCAAGCTCGTCGGTGTCAAGTAGCCCGTCGGCTAGTGCTTCAATGTCTCCGAGTGCAAGCCCGTCTGAGACACCTTCTAGTTCACCTAGTGGGTCACCGAGTAGTAGCGTTAGCAGCAGCCCAAGTGCATCACCAAGCGCATCAGAATCGAGCAGTCCGAGTAGCTCCGAATCAAGTAGTCCTTCGGGAAGCCCAAGTAGTAGTGTTAGCAGCAGTCCAAGTGAAACACCAAGTTCGTCACCATCTGCTTCACCAAGCAGTTCAGTCTCGAGTAGCCCAAGCGAGACACCAAGCAGTTCACCATCGGAGACACCGTCTACCAGTCCAAGTGGCTCCCCGAGTTCATCGCCAAGTTCGAGCCCAAGTAGGTCACCAAGTGCATCACCAAGTCGCAGTCCTAGTGCATCTACTGGAATTGTTGATTGTCATCCGAGACAGATATTTGAAGTTCCACACAGGACACGGATGTTTGAGGTTCCACCAAAAACATGGTTGTTCGAATCCATGCCAAGATAAGTGAGGTTCGATATGAGTGATTTTGTAGCTGACCCGAAGAAACAAGCCGAACAGTACTATATTGGCATAGATTTCACTGAGGATCTTCAGGAAGAAATCATTGATTCTGTTGTCGTTACCGATACTGATGGGATAACAAGCCCAGCCAGATTACAGAATGACGATTCTATCGTGTATATATGGTTTCAAGGTGGAACTATCGGAAGATCGTATGAGGTGACTGTGTCGATTACGGCGTCTGATGAGGCAGTCTATTCCAAGACTCTTGCCATAAAGGTGGTGTAACATGAGAGTAACTGATAACGAGGTGAAAAAAATACTGAATACCACAATCGAGACTACTCCATTCATAGCAACAGCTTCGTTGATAGTTGATGAAAACCTGGAAGGGCAAGGGTTATCTGATGCTAGGTTGAAGCAGATTGAACTTTACTTATCAGCCCACCTTGCGTGTACTATGGACCCAAGGTTGACGAATGAAAGTGTTGGCGATGCATCCAATACGTATCAGACAGCGTCTGCTGGTGGTAAAGGACTTGATGCAACAACATATGGTCAGCATGTCAAGATGTTGGATACTACGGGCCTTTTGGCAAATCTTGAGAAACCAAAAGCAACAATTGAAACACTTCGGACACAGATCGTTCCAAGGTACATTCTATGAAAGTGCGTCGAACACAAACTGCGGTTTATTGGGCCTTGACAGGAGTGAATGGGTATGGTGAACCAATCTTTGCGGAACCTGTTGAAGTGTCTGTCCGATGGGAGGATAAGCAAGAGCGTTACGTTTCGAGGGACGGAAGTGAGCATACTTCTTCCTCGGTGGTATACCCGGCTTCGGAACTGGCTCTTGGCGGTTACTTATATCTTGGAACTCTGGCCGTGCTGTCGTCAGCCGATGAGGGCGATCCGAGGTCTGTTCCAAGTGCTAAGGAAATTAAGTCGGTTAATACGTCCCCGAATCTGAAGGGCAATTATTTGTTTACAAAGGTGTTTCTATGAAAAAGGGGCTCAGCGGCTTGGATGAGGTTTTGAATAACCTTAACAAGGCTATAAACGGCATTAGTATTAATGGTCAGGCGGGTCTTATCGAGGCCGGATCCATTGTCCGGAGACAGGGTCAGAAAGAAACACCGGTTGATACTGCAAACCTTGTCAATAGCTGGTACGGACCGACCATATTCAGGCACCCCGATGGTGTTGTGGCAGAATTGGGATTGACAGCATCATACGCACCCTTTGTCCATGAAATGACCGGAGCGAATTTTACAGGTCCACGAATATCGTCCCAGTCCAAAGCAAGAAAGAAGGGTGGGAAACCGACGGCCAAGGCAAAATTCTTGGAAGACCCACTGAAAGAGAACGAAAAAAAGATACTCAATATTCTTGCAAGAAAAACCAAGTTGGATTAGGAGCGTGGTATGAGTTCACCAGCACGTGACATAGCAAGTTTGTTGGAAACATCAACCATATCATTGGGCACGTTCGGTACTGATTTATTTGTTGGTGGAATGCCACCAAGCCCGGATGATATAATTGCTTGTTATGATACTGGTGGATCCGAGCCGGCTCCGAATTACAGTTTAGAGAGGCCAACTGTTCAAGTTACAGTTCGAAATAGATTGTACGAGGAGGGTTTTGATCTAGCGCAGGAAATATTTGACGCTTTGAATGGGTTGTATGAAGAAGTTGTGGGGTCTTACCGGTATTTGGCTATTTGGGTGCAGAACGGTCCGAATTGTATCGGGAAAGATGAAAGCAACAGG